GAATACGGCTGCATCAAGGGCGTATGCTCCAACGGCTGTACAATAAGTTCCAGTTGTTGCTGCACCAAAAGTTTGATATCCAACAGCAGTGTTGTGATTACCAGTTGTTATTGCATCACCCGCAAAGCCACCAACAGCTACATTTTCTGTACCAGTGGTGTTATCGCCAAGAGCATTGTAACCTAAAGCAGTATTGTTATTTGCTGTGGTATTTGCATCAAGAGCGGCATAACCCAGAGCAACATTGCTAATGCCAGTGGTGTTTGAGAGAAGTGCCTGATAGCCAATCGCAGTGTTGTTATTTCCGGTGGTGTTAGCGCCAAGTGCATCTTTACCCACACCAGTATTGCTGCTTGCTGTGGTCGTGGCATCGCCGGACTGATGACCAAAAAATGTGTTGCTGTCTCCGGTTGTAATTGATGCACCGGAATTGTGTCCAATGCCTGTGTTGGCAGTTGAATCCGTCACTGCGCCAAGAGCGTTATTACCAATACCCACATTTTCTGTCGCACTTGTTGCTGCATCAAGAGCATTATCACCAATAGCAATGTTGTAGTTTCCAGACAGTGAGCCGCCGCTCAATGCCCCATCACCTAACGCTACATTGTTCGTGCCTGTCGGATAGTTGCCATCTAGCTTAATAGTGCCGCCGTCCACGCTTACGTTGCCAGCGACGGTCAGGCCGTCTAAATCAGTCGTACCATCTACGTCTATGTTTCCGCTAACAGTGGCATTGCCGCTGACAGTCAACCCATCTGCAGTGGTAAATCGTGATACTCCTGCACCCAGATATGCCATTACGAAATCTCCAAGATGGACAGAGCCACGTCAGCAGAAGTTGCTGTGTTGCTCGTAACCTTCAAAACGTCACTTGCGTTGAGTACGACCTTCTGTTCACCGCCTACGACAACAAGGCTACTACCCACCGGAACGGGTGCAGCCTTAATCAGATAGATGTTGTCGCCATCATTGTTCTCAATCTGCACATCGACTTCAATCTGCGAAGTTACGATGTTGGCAACAGTGAGACCGATGATGGTGGTTTCTGTCGAACTCGCACCAGTGTGAATAGTGGCAGCAGATGTGCCCACACCAGTGTCCGTGACGAGTTTAAATGCATTTGCCATTTATTCCTCCTTAGCCAAGCGCAATGGCCAATGCTACCGCCTCGTTACTAGCTGCTGTCTGTGCAAAAGCAGTCGTGGCAATAGTCGTATCATTAGTGCCAGCAGACTGCGTTGTGGCAGTGACGGCGCTAGACAGTGACCCGCCATTGATTGTTGGGCTGGTCAGTGTTTTGTTAGTCAGAGTTTGAGTGGCTGCAATACCGGCAAGTGTGTCGGTAGTAGCTGGCAGCGTCAGCGTAATGTTGCCACTAAACGATGCGTGTGCAGGTGCTTGCAGTCGTGCGTAGTGGGCATTAGACGACTCACAGTAAAAGTCTACGTAAGACTGTGTGCCGCCATTCTTGATTGAAATAGCACCCTGCGAGATGCTGACACCCGATGCCCCACCGAACGTAGCCGTGCCTGTGACAGCGGGGGCAGAGATGGTCGGTGAGGTAAGTGTCTTGTTGGTAAGTGTGTCTGTGGTTGTGCGACCTACGAGCGTGTCTGTCGTAGCTGGCATTGTAAGTGTGATATTACCAGAGAAAGCAGAGTGGGCAGGAGCTTGAAGCCTTGCATAGTGTGCGTTACTAGACTCGCAGTAGAAATCTACATAAGATTGTGCGCCACTATTCTTGATTGAGATAGAGCCACTTTGAATGGCAACACCATTGCTACCATCAATCTGTACAACACCAGAGCCTTTCGGTACAAGGTTGAGGTCAACATTAGTGTCGTCACCTGTAGATGACAGAGTAGGTCCACTGCCAGATGCAGCGTTTGTGATATCAAACTGATTGACTGCAGAACTTGTAGTCTGGAATATAATCTGTTCGTTGCCACTCTCGTCGGCAATAAAGTGTGCATCATCAATCAGAATGTTGTGACTGTTTGTGTCGAGATTAGCACCAAGTTGAGGGCTAGTATCGTCGGCTAATTCTAGCAAAGCACTGGATGTAGCAAGACCCGCAGTAAAGTTTGCACGGGTCATCTTACGGAATGCAGATGCACTCGCGTCAAAGATAAGCACAAGGTCGTCTGATGCAATACTTGTCTCTGCTGTCTGACTTGTAAACACAGACGTGTCGAGCGTATCAATGACACTTTCAAAGTATGTCTCAAAATCAGTCAGTGCAACCTGCTTCATCGTGCCACCGTCGTTGACGATAACACGGTCTGCATCTGCAAGTGTCGTGGACGTGGCTGATGTATCTCCGTCAAGGATGTTTATTTCTGCTGTTGTAGCAGTAACACCATCCATGATGTTTAGTTCTGCTGCAGTGGACGTAACACCGTCCATGATATTAAGTTCAGCAGTAGTAGCCGTTACACCATCCATAATGTTGAGTTCGGCGGTGGTGGCTGTTACACCATCCATGATGTTTAATTCAGCGGTAGTGGCAGTAACCCCGTCAAGAATGTTTAGTTCTGTAGCGGTGGATGTAACGCCATCCAAAATGTTTAGTTCTGCTGTTGTAGAGGTTACACCGTCAAGAATGTTTAGTTCTGCTGTTGTTGATGTAACACCATCTAGGATATTTAACTCTGCAGCCGTAGAAGTTACACCATCTAGGATATTAAGTTCAGCGGCAGTAGCTGTAACATTAGTGCCACCGATGTCTAGTGTCGTTGTGCTAATCTCGCCAGCTACAGTTACAATGCCATTAGCTAGTGTAAGCAGGTCAGTATCGTCGTCGTGACCAATCGTACCTGCAACTACGATAGCATCTGTCGTTACAGTGCCATCAAAGAATGCGTTCTTAAATTCAAGGGAACTTGTTCCTAAATCAATGTCGTTGTCCGTAACCGGAACGATAACACCATCTTGGAATCTGATTTGCTCTACAGATGAACCTGCGCCACCTGCATCAAGGAACAAGCCTACACGATTGTTTGTGTCGTCCACTACGACTTTGTTTAGTGGCGTTGCTACGCCGGGGTCACCAATCAAGCCAATGACCGGACCTTCAGCGGCTGTGCCATCATGCTTGTGCCCAGACGTATTTACAAATGCTGCCAGTATCTGATTAAATTCATTGTTACTGTCGGCAGCATTAATAACATCGCCGTCTGTGTAGGATGACTGTCTAGTGTAACCTGCCATTAGCGTCTTGCTCCTGCATCAAATTCTAACTGAAAACCTTTGAGTGTATACGGGGAAGAGGTTGCGTTATCCACCACACGCATCGCTACAGCAAATCCACTGCCCTCTACAGGCTGTCTAGTCAATGGATTAGATTGACCACCGTATGTTGCTGTGCCGTATACAGATGTTCCGTACAATGCCACGACTGTCGAACTGTCAAATGGATATGCCTCTGGTCTTGCGGCATCAGGCGACTCATAATCGTACCGTAAAAACAAGTCAGAATTCAGTGCACCTGTTGGTGAATAGTTGATAATCACCCGCTGAAAGTTTTTACGGATACCTGCATCACCCATTGTCATGTCAGGTGAACGATAGCGACCTATGATATCCGTGCCATCGAACTGGTTGCCCTGTTCTTGCCTGTACACAAATCCATCAGCAGAACCGTGGAGTACAAAAGTTTCTCCCTGCGATGTGAATGAGTCCGTGCAGGAAGGTTTAATCCCTTTTAGAGTGCCGAATTCATAACCTTGTTGCTTACGGACTGCTATAACACCTGTCGTATTTGCTTCAATAAGAGCACCAGTTTTAAATAATCTATATTGCGTTTTATCTGGAACAACTACACTTTCAAATTCATCTATGTCAGTATCGGTAAACAACTCTTTGACATTGCTTGATATAGTTCCCAATTCAACATCATTAATTCTTTCGGTACCTGCAACGGTGCGAAGACCATCTCGCCCAAGGAATAAGATGTCCCCAGCAAGTTCTTGGACAGTAAAACCGTTAAGACATCCGATATCTCTAGTAATTGGTTGTAGTACGAAGTCTGCAAGTGTATTGCCTGTTAATTTGTAAATACGTTCTTCGCCAAAGATAATCAGTTCATTACGAAATGGAAACAGTGCTGTTACTTTACTGTCAATTCGTAAACTTCCTGCACCATTAGCTGTACTAAAGTCATTATCCGTAAATGGTGCGGTAAATATAATTTCTTCTGGATTTGCGCTGTGCCCCGCAAAAAACAACGCATCTTTGAAGCCAGTTACGAATTTTGGGTTAGCGGGTGCGCCTGTAGCGTTTAAGTCGGTTACCGTTGTGCCATCGTACTTCGTCGCATGATTAGCACCATCTGCCCATACAATATGCTCAGTTCCAGCTAAATTGTAACGATGATGAGTGTATTTACCTGCGCTAGTACGACCTGTGTCAATCTCTGTCCATGAACCACTGCCACTAGCCCCTTCAAAAACTTTTGTGCCACGGGCTGCAATAACTTTTGTGTTACCTGCAAAATATGCAGACATAAGTACTTTTTCAGTAGCGGAAGATGTTTGAGGAACAATGTTGGTGTTCCATTTTGTAAAACCGTTGATACGTCTGTAACCACCGCTGACGTCTGGCTCAAAGTTTTCTAGTTCAAGAGCCATGCCCGGTTGCATTTTAAATGTAGGCTGGTCAAGAACCAGACCACCTTCGCAAGCAAACACAAAGGGACTAAGTTGTGCTTCATCAGCCATGTGTTAAACCCTTGCGGTTACTGCTACAGTGCCATACCTCTGTGAACGTGGGATGAATGTGGACCTAATGTAATTAAAGTTACGATTCAGAAGGAGGCTTTGCATATGCTTAATACCATTCTCGAATCGGCTGAAGTTAATGCCGTACTGTTGCGCCTCTCCACGATATTGATAGCCGTAAGCAGTTGCGCCATCTACTATAACCTGCCTAAATTGCTCAGGTATTGCAGGTGCATCAGTGGTTGCACTTAACGCCGTAGGCTTACTAAAGGCATCATATTTAAGTGTGTACGCTTTGTCAGGATAAGGAAAAAGCCCGTAATTGTTATCTGGCGTCCTGAATACATATTCAGGAACCCCTCCAACATTAGACGTGCTTTCTTGGTCGATATATTTATCTACGTATTCATTATAGTCTAATTTCAATAGACTAACCCCAGAGACAGCTAGCGCATCGCTTTTTTCTATGCGGAAGGTAGCGTAATCAACATGGTACAGACCACTGTCAACAGTGTAACGTGTCTGCCCAGCGACTAATGTTTGGCTCTGTTCTGAATGGCTAAATGCCCACCCAAACTCACGTTGGTAAATATAGTTAATTGAATCATTTACAGCGTTCTTGCATTGCGTCTGAAATCCACGTGAAGCAGTAAAGTTCGATGAAGTCAGGGCCACTTCATTGAATCTAGCGAGAACTTCGTTCGTAATGTCCAGATAATTATACGCCATGAGAACCCTAAGTTTAGGGACCGACTAACACAGCCGGTCCCTATTCTGTTAGTTACGCGTTGTCGCGAGCCACTTCAGCGGCAAGTTCCTGAGCACCGTTTACGTCTACGACGCAAGCGTATACACGGAGCTTACCAGTGGTAACGTCAGCAGATGATGCAATCAGCTTCACGTCAATCGTATCGGTAGTCGTTACGAACTGAGTGAAGGTCGATGCGGCACCTGTCACAACATCGTTGGCCTGACCATTAGTACCTTCTGCAAGGAAACCGGCGGAGGATACGTCACCACCATCAATGATATCATCGCCAGCCGCAAAGTCGATATCGACAGTCGGAGACGTGCCATCAAAGGCAGTCAGAACCTCTGCACCAGCAAACAGCACGAAGGTGTTTGCAGGGATTTCAAGCAGTTGGAAGATGTCGCCGTTGGTGCAGCTATAGTCAGTAATTTTACTGATGTCTAAAATTGCCTCAACCATGCGCATGTCCATGCCATCGCGGCTTGCCGGAAGTACGGCAATGGAGTCTGAGTTTACACCAGCAGTCGAGCTGGCGGTCATATCAAAAGTAGCCATTGATAACCTCCCTTAAGCAGCGTTGTACTTAGCAGTAACGATTGCTTCAGGGCGAAGAATCTTACGGCCGTACAGGTGCATACCGCGAACGATGTCCGCAAACGAATCTGGGTCACGGTAGGACTCAGTCTTCGTAATTTGCGATGCCGAAGCAACCGCAGATGAGTGACCAGCAACAATTACGCCGAAGTTGGAGTTCTGGTTAGCCGAACCGGTAGTTGCGGGACCAGTACCAACTGATGGCAGGTTGTTGGAAACATACACGTCGAAGCCGTGTAGCTGAGTAACAGCGAGACCGCCTTGGATGCCCGAGCCACCGAAGTCTGCGTTCAGAAGACGTGAGTCTTCATCCTTCAGAAGTTCGATGAATACTGGGTCAACGATGAGCCAACGGCCCTCGGTGTCAACAAACTGCTGGTCCAGCTTACGTGCCATACGAGCAATCACCATCAGAGGCGAAGCAGTTGCCGTAGGCAGGGCAGTTGCACCAGGCAGACGTGCTGCCAGAGGAATCGAGTGGTCACCGGCCGAAGAGGTGGTGATGTTACCGAAGCTATCCTTGCGAAGCTTCATGCTGGTCAGGAGTTCGTCCGAACCAGCAGTCGCCACTGCTTTGGAACCGCTGACTACGTCGTTTGCGGTGCCAGCTGCAGTGCTAAGCGCAGATTGCTTGAAACCCGACAGGTAACCAAGAACCTCTTGGTCATGCTGGTCGCGAAGGCGATAACCTGCGCGGTCAGATGCCAGAGACTCAAAGTTAACGTGACTGTGAGCTTCTTCGATGTCATCTACTTTGAAAGCAAAGTAGTTTGCCTTGTCTACAACAAGGCTAAAGTCTTCGTCGTCGAGGTCTTGCGGAGTGATTTGGACACCACGCGCGTATTCCTTAACGGTAATCTCGGGTTCTTTGATGATACGAACGGTATCACCAAAGTTCGCGATTTCACCGAAGTAATCGGAATTCGTGATTGACTCAGCGACAGAAGTTTTACGGAAAGCTTGCTGGACTTTTTGGGAGTAAATTACCGGGGAGAAATTTCCGTTCGGTAGATTACCGTATCCAGCGGCAGTTTTAAAAGCCATCTTAAACTCCTAGATGAGGCTTGAAACACCGATTTTCTGAACACTGTAAAGGCCAGCTAGTCTAGGTAACTGCTGAAAGCAGGGCTAAACGTCACCTGGGTGGTTTAGAGAGGGAGAAAATCGTATGCCCCGCTACACTCGGGGCTACAATTTTAAACGAAAAAGTGCCTGAATTTTATGTGTAGGGCACGTGCGCGGGTTGCCGAATAGGGGCCGCAGTTATAGTTAATATATTTTTTACCACATTTTCAACGGTTTGTAAACAGTAATTTACTGCCCACCGCGAGAAACATCGTAAATAAAGTTACCAGACTGAATAGCTTGCATGATTGCTTCTTCATTCTTGGCAAATTCTTGGGGACGCATTTTAGCTACGTCTGACTCTCGCCATTGATTGCTCTGCGCTTCTTTGGTATCAGCGACTGTGCTTTGACCACGAGACGAAACAGCTTGCGCCGCAGCTTTATCAGCTTTCTGCACACTCTCTTTCTTATTTGCAATGTTACGGTCAACCTTATAGAGGTCAATTGCGCGAGCAGCAGAGCGAGCGCTC